CGAGGAAGAAAGGAACCAACAATGGCTGATTCGCCATCCGTCATTCTGTCGGGAATCGCCTACAGCAAAACGACCGGAAAGTTCAGGTCGTGGTATCAGCATGGAAGGACAGAGCACGGCAAGTTCATTCCAGACGGCCCAGAAATCGACGACACGCACAAATCATCCCAGTTGAAGTTGTGGGAGATGGCGCAGGCGCTAGGTATCTTCGCGCCGTACCCCAAATGAAGACCCCGCCCCCGGAGCGACGCCTGCCCGCGGGCATGCGGCGGTCAGCGTCCGGGGGCGGAGCTTGTGCGGCAGCCGCAGCCACACGCCGTGTCGCACTTCATCTCGATCCGGCCGTCGGGCCTGTAGACGCCGTTGACGCACTTCCCCCCGCACGCACACTTCGCCGGTGCCGGTGGCGGCGTCGGTGCCGCTTCGGGAGCGAGCGAGGCATAGGCGGCAGCGACGGCAGCGGCGGCGAGTGGAGGTTCGCGGTCGATCTCGGCCGGGTCGGCGGAGAGGCTGGCGAGAAAGGCGAGGAGGGAGCGGTACAACGTCATCACCATCCCTCCCCGTGATCGACCACCGGATGCCCTTCGGCGTCGTACGCCGGCGAGTGGACGAGCTGCCGCTGCTGCGGCGGTGCGGGCTCGGCGGCGAACGCCATCCACAAGCCGAGCCTTGCAGCTGTCCTGGCGATCCGGCCGATGGCAGTCAGCACCGGCCGCTGCGGCGTCGGGTTGATCGGCGAGGCCGGCGAGGAGCCGAGCCACCAGCCGGCGGCGAGGCAGACGAGGACGACGGCGAGCGTGCGACGGTCGATCAGCATGGCGGCCTCACGGGGCGAGGGAGAATGTGTCAGCGATCAGGCGGGCAGGTTGCGGGCGGCGAACGGCGGGAGCGGGCTCGAACCATTGGCCGTTATCGAGGGGAACCGGCTCCCAATTGGCCGTGGTCGAGTACGCCCACGAATCACCCGCGGCGAGAACCGCCTCGGCGTCTTCGCGGACGATCCAGAACGTGCCGTCGGGTTGATCCGCTGGGAACTTGCCGCCACCCTGCGAAGGCCACGCACCCCACGAATTGAACACGAGGACGCCGTCCCTCGGCTTCGTGGTGCCGGGCGGCGCGTTCTTCGCCCATCGCAGACCACCGATCGCCATCATGTGCGGCCACGTCGAGTTGCGACGGATGAATCCGTCGGCATCGCGGGCCGAAGCCTGGAAGCCGACGTTTGAGGCGATCGTCACCGGCAGACCCGACGAGAGAGCGTGTACCAGCTCGTCCCACGTGGTGATTCGGCTGACCTTCTGAATCGGGTGCTTCTTCGCCTCGGCGTCGAACTTCCCGTCGTCGTCTTTCCCGCCGTTGCCGAAGGCACCCCAATCCCGCTCGAGGTGCTGACCGTTCGTCAGATCGATCCCGAAGGCGGCGTAGGGCTGCTGATAAGTGATGCCCCAATCCCGCACCCACTTCGCGGCGTGGTAGCCCGTGCTGCCGTCGCTGAATCCGCCGTACGGCTGCCGACCGTCTCCGGGCCTGCCTCTGGCCTCGACGCGGGAGCCGCCGTAGATCGACGGAGTCGACGGACGGAGCGGCACGTCTGCCCGTAGCCCGGCGTCCCATGCGAGGCTCTCGGCCATGTAGACGGCGTGCTGGGCACCATGCGCGACGCACGAGCCGACCGAAGCTTGGTTGCTGACGGCAAACGGCTTGCCGTATCGCTTGCGGCTCGCCTTGTCGGCGGCCCGCCACAAGAACACGTCCTGGCCGATCGGCACCGCCATCGCATCCGGGGCCGCGGACGCAAACACGCCCTCCCGGCCCATTGCGGAGACGAACTCGTCAGCGCCGACGATGTCGGACTTCCACCCGAATTGGGATTCCACCCTGCCGGCGATCCGGTGCGTAGCCCGCTCGACAAGCGCCCCGACGATGGCCGCGAAGACGACGAACCCGATCGCGGACCATGTCCACACCGTGCGTTGACGTGCGGTCATCGGCTGGCCTCCGCCGCTGCGGCGGCCACCGCCCGGTAAGCTTTCACCCACTTCGCCCTCGCAGCGGCATCGACCGGCCCGCCCTCGGTCCCGGCCTCGGCGTCGAGGTAACGCTTGATCTCGTCACGGACGGCCGGCTGCCGAGCCCCGAGCGACACGCCGCGGCATCGCAGCTCGCGGGCGGCCCGCCGCAGATCGTCGAACGCGGCCCCGGTCTTCAGCCGCGGCTCGGTCTGTTGCCCGTCCCATTCGATCTGCGACGCCAACTCCTCGAGGAGGGCGGCCGTGGTGGCGGCATCGGCGGCGGCATCCGGCCCGACGAATCGTCCCCGGAGATCGAGCCCGACCACCGGGGCGGGGCTGGGGGCGGGGGCAGGCGGCTTTCCATTTTCCCGAATCGAGAACGCCACCATCCCACCGGCGGCGAGGATCGCCAGGAGGGTGAGCGGGTGCGGGCCGGACGGATGTGCGGCCGGGGGCACCAGCGGGGCCGGGAGCGGCGAGAGCGGCGGCAGCCCCGCAGGGGCGGCCGGGCGTGACCACAGAAGCCATGCCACCGCAAGACCGGCGAGCAGGATGGCGGTCGTCATGCGGCAGGCTCCGGGGCGGCGACACGGGTCAGCTTCAGAATCTGCTCCAAAGCCCCACCGGCAGCCGCCATGACGAGCGAGCGGACCGCGGGCCGGATCACCCACCAGACAGGCTTCGCGGCGAGCGGCACGCACGAGTCAGCGACGCTGTCGAAGAGCGAGCCGACGCACGACATCGCCCATGCCTTTTTGGTCGGCCCGTCCATGCCGTTGATCGTGTCGAGCCCGGTCACCGCCAGGCGGATCAACTCGACGGTGAGCGAGCCGAACTCCGAGACGGTGAGCCCTCCGCGGGCCTTGTCGCGGGCACCGGCGAGGAATCCGGTCACGGCAGCAGTGAGAGCGTCAGGCGTCATGTCAGTACCCCGAGGGTCCGGTGGCGTTCGTGCCGGCGATCACGATCGAATACGAGACGCTGCCCGTCGGCCCGGTGGCGCGGATCGTCACGCCACGCTCCGTGCTCGTAACGCCCCATGCGTGCGTCTGCTGCACGGCGAGCAGCTCGCCGCCGGGGCCGACTTCGCCGGCCACACGGCCCCAGCCATTCGTGCCGCTCGGCCCGACGACGATCCGCGGGCCGGTGATCGTCTCGTTGTTGACGACGCGGACGAGCCGAACCTGACGCATCGTCTGCACGCCGGTCGCCCCCTGGATCGTGTCGGCGAGGGCGAGGAGGTCAAGCGTCTCGGTCGCGCCGACGGCGAGCGAGCGGTTCGACACCCACAGCTGCGTCGAGATCGGCCCGGAGACGCTGTTGAGCGGGTAGCTCTTGCCCACGGAGACGGCCCGAGCCGAGCTGCCGACGGTGTCCGTCTGCGTCTGCGTGAGGCTCGTCGTCGTCGAGACAATGCCATCGAGGGAGTCAGGCATCGAATTGCTCCAACATGCCCAGGGCGATCGCCTGTTTCACTGCCACCACCGTCACGCCGAGCCGGTATGCGATCAGCTCCAATTCCCGGTCCGTGTAGGCCGGTCGTGAGGTGATCTTGCCGCTCTTCGCGCCGTTGCCGGCGAGGTGTGCCAGTGAAACGTGATCGCCCGGTGCCGCGACGGACTCGCGGCCGGTGCTGACGGCCCGCCAATGCGTCGGTCGTGCGATCACGTGTCACTCCACACGCTCAATCGTCACCGGTGACCGGTGACGGGCGGAGGGGGTGCGGACGCTTGGCACTCCGCAAGACAGGCGGCGTAGCCCGCCAGGTCGACGGCGTTGTCGGGGTGGGGCCGCGGCCCGAGATCGCGGGCCAACTTGTCGAGGATCATGATGCGAGCCCAATCGGCCGTCGTGAGCGGCCGGCGGAGCACGTCGGCAAACAGGCTGTTGACCATGCCGATCGTGCGTGCGAAATGTGCCGTGGGCGGGCCATAGACGGCATGGCGATCCTTGACGGCGGCGGTCGCCTGCTCGAGCAGCCGCACCGCCACCGGCGGGCCGGCCGTCTCCGGCTCCGGAAATACCCGCCCATCGCCGATCTGCGCCGCCCTGGCTGTCTCTTCGGCAACGTCGGCGGCGTCGTCTTCGGTGAGGATCATAGCGTCGGAGGGTGCCATCTCGTCGCCGGTGTAATGCCGCAGCTCCCGCTCGCCTCGCAGGATGTGATCGACCGGGTATTCGCACGACATGCCACGCTCCTCGATGTGCCGCACCAATCGCCTCGCATCAGCGGCGAGGCTGCCAAGCGTCCCCGTCCAACAGTTCGCCGCACCGGCCCGCTGAATCCGCCGGTCGATGTCTCGCAGCTCGTCGCCAGTCATGACTGCCGCACCTTGCCCGCCTGAATCCGGAAGTTTTCCACGTCGAACGTCCGGTCGGCGTGAACGTGTACCACCGCCGCCCCGTGGTTCCACTTGTTCAGGCGAGCGTAGGCCGGCCGCATGTCACACAGGCACCCGGTGCTGAAACACACCGTTTCGCGGCCCATCATATCGGGCTCGGAGTGTGTCGATGTCCGGTGGCCGTGGCCTTCGAGGACGGTGTGGTGCAGCCGCATGAACGCGCCACGAGCTTGGTTCACAGGCGAGCTGATCCCGTTGCCTTTTTCGTGGCCGTGCAGGATCGGCAGAGCGCCGGCGAGGACGATCCGCTTGTCGGCCACGAGATCGATGCCGAGGTTGTGAAAGCCGTACCAGTTGTCGATTCCCATGATCGGGTCGTCGCTGATCTCCGGGGCGTGCTCCCACAACCACTTTTCCCACCGCTCCTCGTGGTTGCCGAGCTTTGCCACGAATCGAGCGTCGGGGAACTCCTGCCGCAGCCACTTGAGCAACTCACGCCCAGCGTGCAGCTCGTTCTTGAAATTGCGGTGCTTCGGGTTCTTCTCGTGCCTGCTGATCGAGTAGAAGTCGGCCCAATCGCCGTTCAGCAGCAGGCAGTCGACCTTCTCCGCCTGGAGGTGATCGACCGCCGCTCGCAGCGCCGTCTCGTCGTGGTACGGGACGTGGATGTCAGAGAGGATGCCGACCTTGCCGACGATCCCGAGGTCGAACGGCAGCCACGGCTCGGCCTGCGATGGCGGCATCGCCATCTTCGTGCCCGCCGGCCGCGGCTCGCGGTAGTGTTCCTTCACCCGATGCTCTTTCCGCTTTGCTTCGCCGCTGAGACCGAGGGCCACGCGAACCCTGGCGCGTGCCTGCTCGAGCGTGATCGCCCCGTTGCACTCTTCGACGATCCTGCGGGCGAGCGTGCGGGCCGGCGCTTCCGGGTGAGCCTTTACGATCCGATGGACGATACCGCTGATAGCGTCGCCTTTGTTGCTACCCATCGGCATCCTCCTCTCGGACGAACCCGAACGCCGTCACCACCGCCGCAATCTCCTGGCCGAACTCCTCGACCGCCTCTTCCGACAGGTCCGGCCACCGGGCGTGGATCAGCTCGTGGACGAGGACTTCGAGGAGATCGTCCCCGCGAAGGATCTCGGAGACGCGGATCAGACGCTTGTCGTAGTCGCAGTCCCCGTGCCGGTCGGACGGCACCCAGCAGCGGCGAACACGCCACCGCTGATCGGAGATCCACACGGTGATCGAGCGGCGTTCGGCCATGCCGCCATCTTCGCCCGACGGCAGATCACCCGGCGGGGGGTGTGCCAGCTTCGATCGCCCGTGCCACGGCGATCCGGGCCGCGGTGGCGAGAAACGGGAGCCCGCGTTTCGCGGCGGCTTCGCGGAGGTGGTCGACGATCTCTTCCATGTGCTGCCAGCATGCCGGCCCCCAGGCGTCCATCTTCGCCGCGAAGGCGTCGCACCCGCACGAGCCGTCGTCCTTGATGCCGAACCACGCGAACGTCCGGCGGAGTTGGCAGCCGGGGCCGCAGTGCGTCGGGGCCGGCTTGCGGCATTGCCGGATCGCTCCGCGGACCTTTGAGACGAAGCCGCAGCGAGGGCATGTGGCGTCGGGGGCGGTGAGGTCGCAGCGGGTCATGCCTCTAAAGCCCAATCAAATGATCCAGTGAGCAATCCGGAAACTGGATCAAACGCGAAATATCCCACCTTCGTGCTTGTGCCAGATGAATAGTAGTCAGCACCACAAAAAGGCTGTTCTATGTCTGCGCTATTGATCGACAGGCGGAATGGGAAAAAGCACCCTGAGT